AGACTATGGAGCATCCTCGGCAACCGGAGACTATGGAGCATCCTCGGCAACCGGATACAAGGGAGCATCCTCGGCAACCGGATACAAGGGAGCATCTTCGGCAACCGGCACCTGTGGAGCATCCTCGGCAACCGGATACTGTGGAGCATCCTCGGCAGAAGACAAGGATGCAGTAGCTGTTGCTTGGGGTTACAAATCAAAAGCCAAGGGCGTTCTTGGGGCATTTCTTGTTTTTGCAGACTGGGAATACACTGGTTTAGAAGATGATACAGAATATGACAGAAATAACCAGAGTGCATGGGTTCTTAACGGTGCAAAAATGGTGCAGGTTGATGGGGAAAATATCAAGCCGAATACTTGGTATACGATTGAAAATGGAGAGATTGCGGAGGTATCAGAATGAATTACATAAAAGCAAAATATCCAAACCAGAGCCGGTCATATATATTTGCTACATCAGACGATGTAAAAGCCGGAGACATGGTTTTAAATGCCAAAGGCGCAAAGCTGAAAGTTACGGATGAAACCGTGGATATGAAGTGGGTAGAGACCTACGGTGCTGATAAGGTGGAAGTTGTGAAGAAATATGAGGAACAGGAAAGCGGTGGTGACGATGAGAGTTAATCCATGTAGATATTGTGCATTGTCTATAAACCTTAACGGAAAGCATTGTTCAAGGTATTCTTCCGAAGAGTGCGCAAAATGTGAGAACATTCAAAAACACAGGGAATACCTTTTAAGTCAGCGAAAATTCGCAGAGGGTGAGCAGATTACAAGCATTGAGGAACTTTTAAAACAGGAATGGGTAATGTGGTATCACAGTACAAAGCACATAGAGGTTTTCAAGAATATGCAACTCAATCTTGTTTTGAAATTTCTTAAAAATGGAGCATTTAAAAAAGCAATAAGGAAAGAAAGCGAGGAAAAATAATTATGGCAGAGAACACAGCAGTAGCAAAGACAGAGGAAAAGACAGAGGTTGCACACAGCAACAACAAGGTTACAGACTATAGCCTTGGAATTTTTGGAACATCAGATAATTTCATTATGGCTATGCAGATGGCAAAGGCGTTGGCGAGTTCAACTATCGTTCCGGCAACATTCCAGAAGAACGATGCAAACTGTCTGATTGCTATTGAGCAGGCGCAGAGACTGCGAGTAAGCCCACTGATGGTTATGCAGAATCTGTATGTGATTCAGGGTAGACCGTCTTGGAGCAGTAAATTTCTGATTGCCGCAATCAATAATTCCGAAAAATTTGATATGGAATTGCAGTTTGACGAAGCAAAGGACAAGAACGGCAAGCCATTCTCATGTACGGCTTGGACTATGAAAAATGGTCGCAGGGTTGAGGGCATGGAAGTAAATATGGATATGGCAAAAGATGAGGGTTGGCTTGGTAAGAACGGTAGTAAGTGGAAAACCATGCCACAGTTAATGCTTCGTTACAGAGCGGCATCTTTCTTCTCAAGTCTGAATTGCCCGGAATTGACGATGGGGCTTTATACAAAAGAAGAAATGCAGGACAACGATTTCAAGGAATATCCGATGGAAGATTTACAGGAACAGGTTAAGTATGAAATATCTGAAAACGCAAATACAGAGGATTTTCCTGTTGAGCCGGAAGTTGCCGAAACTGTGGAAGAGCCAAAGATGGCAGAGACACCGGAAAGGGTAGCGGCAGAAGTCATTGAGAATGGATATGATTTGCCGGACTTCATGAAGTAGGAGGATATATGAGAATTATTTCGCAGGACGGCACGATTGATATGCCGTATGAACAGGTAATTATTATGAGACACGATAAAAGCATTTACTTAATGGAACATCTTACTGAGGACGTTGAAATTGCTAAATATTCCACGGAAGAAAAGGCAGACGAAGCCATGGAAGAATTAAGAGTTGCTTATATGCGCCATAATCTTGTAAAGATGGGGCAGACACCGCCAGATGGAATTGACAAAAAAATTACTATGGGTTTGAGTGGAGTATTTCACTTTCCGGCAAAGGAAGAATTGGAGTGGCATATGGAAGTTATATCATTTTTAGAAGCCGTGCAGAAAGGAATGGAAGATAACATTTACAACTTTTGCAAAGATGGAAAATGTAGCCAATGCGGTAACTGCTGTTCCAACCTTTTACCAATGAGCAGAAAAGAAGTAGATACCATTCGCAGATATATTCGTAAGAACCATATCAAAGAGTGCAAACATCTTCTTCCCACTGCGAATAGAACGTATGATATGACATGCCCTTTTCTTGATACGGATAAGAGTTGCGAGAAATGCAGAATCTATCCGGTTCGACCGGAAATTTGCAAGCAATTTATCTGTGACAATGAGCAGAGAGCAAAGCACAATAGGGCATTGTTGGGACAGACGAGACAGATTATTGATGTGAGGAGTGAGTTCTTTAATGAGACTTAAAGTTTTAGGTTCTGGTTCATCCGGCAACTGCTACATTCTGGAGAATGAAAACGAAGCCTTGATAATCGAAGCTGGGTTGCCATTCATGGAAGTCAAGAAAGCACTGGATTTCAATGTGATGAAAATTAAGGCTGTGATTACTACCCATTTCCATACTGACCATAGTCTTTATAGCTTACAATATGTGCAAGCTGGCATTCCTGTTTTTGAACCATGCAGACAGCCGATAAAAGATTCTGAAATGCGTTTTAGAAAAGGAAATTTTGACATAAGAGCATTTGAAAACCGTGATAAATCTGGAAGATGGCTACATAACAACGGAGACGGTTCAGAGTGTCCGTGCGTTGGGTTTTACATTACGCATCCAGAGATGGGAAGCCTTGTGTATGCAACAGACACAGAATACATCAGATGGCGATTTAATGGTGTTAATCACATCATGGTGGAAGCCAACTACGATATGCAGTTTGTGAACCGAGAAGAACCAAATTACGAGCACAGATTAAGAGGTCATATGAGTTTACTAACGGCACTTGACTTTATTTCTACTAACGATAATCCGGCATTGCGAAATGTCGTTCTAATTCACTTATCAGATAAAAGCGGAGATCCCGCACTATTCAAACAAAAGACAGAAGAAACAGTTAAATATGGATCAGATGTTTACGTGGCGGAACGTGGATTAGAGGTTGATATGAACCTTTACCCGTTTTAAGGAAGCGAGGAATAAGTGAATGAATAAAGTGATTTTAATGGGAAGATGCACCAAAGACCCGGAAGTAAGATGGTCGCAGGGCGAGAAGTCAACAGCTATCGGTAGAATTACTCTGGCGGTTGACCGAAAATTTAAGCAGGATGGACAGCCAACGGCAGATTATATCAATTGTCTTGCGTTTGGTAAAAGAGCAGAGTTTCTTGAAAAATATTGCAAAAAGGGAACAAAGCTTGTAATTGAAGGAAGCTGGCAGACCGGAAGTTACACCAACAAAGACGGTAATAAGGTGTACACCAATGAGTGTTTGATCGAAAGCTGTGAATTTGCAGAGAGCAAACAGGCTTCGCAGGACAACGGAAGTTACAAACCGCAGCCTATGACAGATTCGGATGGTTTTATGACTATTCCAGATGGAATTGAGGAAGAGTTGCCTTTTACATAAAAACTGATCTGGATAAGCTAATACAGTAAGAAGGGAGATATGTATGTTATTGATCGAGGACAAAGGTCAGAAAGAGGGTCAGCACATACTTAAGAATCGCTATTTTGATCGTAATGACATAGAGGTGCTACGAGCACCTCTTCCAGTTGGAGATTATGTTATCGCGGAAGAAACCGTTCTTGACGTTATAAGACGAAAGTCAGCAAGAAAGATGGAAGTTAAGAAGATGGACTTTATTGGAAGCTACAAGGTTGCTGTAGATACTAAGAAGGACATGCAGGAGATTACGGGAAACGTCTGCGGAAAACAGCATCCAAGGTTCCGGGACGAGTGTATTTTGGCGCAGAACAACAATATAGCACTGTATGTTTTGGTTGAGAACATGGATGGAATAAAAACTATTGAAGACGTTTTTCATTGGCACAATCCAAGGCTTGAGAGATACAACAAGATAAAGTACATGCACGGTATTGGAAAGTGGTTGAATGTACCGCTTCCAAAGGCACCGCCAACAAGCGGGGAAGTCCTTGGAAAAGCAATGCTTACAATGCAGCTTAAGTACGGAGTGGAATTTGTTTTTTGCAGACCGGAAGATGCAGGATCGCGTGTCATTGAGCTTTTGGAAGTAGAAAAGTGATAATTTTTTGGAACTTGAAGGAGATATTATGGCAAGTAAGCGGATGTTTCGTATAGATTTAGTGACGTCAGATGCTTTTCTTGACATGCCGCTCACAGCGCAGGGGTTGTTTTTTCATTTATGCATACGGGCAGATGACGACGGTTTTGTTGACTGCGCTAATAAAACAGTAAGAGAGTGCCAGGCTTCAAAGGAAGACTTGCAAATTCTCATTGACAAACATTATGTTCTTACTTTTCCAGGATCTAATGTTATTGTCATAAAACATTGGAAATTACATAACTGCATTCAAAAAGACCGTTATAAGCCAACCAATTATGCAGAAGAAAAATCAATGCTTTATACGAAAAGAAATGGCGCATACACCTTTGATGCTTCAAAAAATTTTTCCGGAGTGAATGCAATAAGGAGCGCAGGAAGCTCGCCGGGGAAAGAAGTGGAAGCGTGCATACCGCCATTGGCGGAAGTGGCTGATTATTGCCGTAAGAGGAAGAATGGTGTGAGCGCGGAATCATTTATTGATTACTACAAATCAATAGGTTGGAAACGTAATGGAGAAATAATAACCGACTGGAAAGCCGCATTAAGGAGTTGGGAGAAGCAGGAAAAAGAGAGTAACCCAAGATCAAAAAACAAATTTAATAACTTTCATCAGAGATCTTATGACTATGATGAATTAGAAAAAACTTTGGTGGAGACAAATGTTAGGGAAGGGCGTGATAAGAAATGATGGAAATGGGCGAATACGAAATTTGCAACAGGTACCGACATGCAAAGCATAAAGGTGAACAGTTGGAGATTCTTGCGGAACTAAACGACGTCACAAGGCACAAAATTATTGGAATTTTATTGGAAAACGGAGAAAATGTAAAACTTCCAATAAGAACAAGGGGAAGAAAACGCAATACGGATTTTACAGAAAAAGAATACCAGAAAGCATTACTTAATAGGCTCGATGAATTGGATGGTCAAATTTCTGATCGTGAAAATGAATTCAAAGATATATGCACAGTTCTTTTTGGAACTCGATTCGATTGAGATGAAAAGAAAGGAGAACTGATTCATGAGAAATAAAGATGAAGAACTTAGGCGAGAGGGAATGGCATATGCTCTGCGAATTGCAAAGGAGAATGGAATTGACTCTCTGGAAGAAGAGTGCCGCTTTCGCGGCGCAACAAAATTACCACTTGCGCTACCCAAGAATGCAATAGATGAATGCGTCAGCAAGATTAAATTAAATACCATAGACACGGTAACGATTTTGTCTGCAATGGTTTTGCACGATGAGTTTGACTTTGGTAAAAGCCACATACAGAGATTTGTTGATCGCTTCAATAAAAAGGCAGAATGCATCATGGATGATTATGCTACATGGGAAGATCAGATACAGATCTTGAAAGAAGAGTGTGGGTTGGATTTTAAAATTCGCAGAAATGACACTGATGTGAAAGTGAGATAAAGGTATGAAAGAAAAAACGCGCAACGATATAGGCGACGCGCTTAAGAGATTCAGAGAGGTGCCGTATCAGCTACGGTGCGGAAAGGAGCAGGGAAATGATTGAATGCATGAGAACAGTAGCGAGAAAGCCGGGGTTTGTGCAGTGGATTCCGGTAAGTGAGAGACTTCCGAAGAGCGGAGAATACATATTGCTGTCATTTGAAAACTTCTCTTTGCCTGTAGTTGGCAGATATGAGGGAAATAAAGATGAGGGTGGCAACTTCTATGTAGGGGATGACACGGAAACGTGCCTTGAGGAAGAGTTGATAGTGAATGCGTGGATGCCATTGCCGGAACCGTATAGAGAGTGAGGGAAAATAATGGAGAGTAGATATTTATATCGCGGCAAGCGGATTGATAATGGGGAATGGGTGGAAGGATATCTGTCATACCCATTTTGCACGGAAAAGGGCAACGAAAGTTATTATTTCTACGCAAAGGATAGTTTGGATTTCTTCTGTCGTTGTGTTGTAGATGCATCTACCATCTGCCAGTGCACCGGACTTAAGGATAAGAACGGCAAGCTGATTTTGGAGAATGATATTCTTTCAGGGCATATCGACGTTGAGTTTCCAGAAGATGAGACGAGAAAGCGTGTCGTGTGGCATGAAAACGGATGGTGCACGAATGAGCCGGGCTGTGATGACTATGAGGAACTGGATGATTTTGATTCAGAGAATTTTGAAGTGATCGGCAACATGATTGATAACCCGGAACTGTTGGAGGTGTAACAATGGATGAGAACAAGGCAATAAAAATAATCAGGCAGGAAATGGAATGGGAAAGTAAAAGCAGTACACTTAGAGCTTTTGAGAAAGCAATCGAGGCACTGGAAGAGATACAGCAGTACCGTGCAATCGGTACTGCTGAAGAATTGCAGGATATGAAAAGCAATTATTTTGAAGCATTAAGTGATTGGCGCCAATATCGCAAGATTGGGACTTTGGAAGAATGCCGGGCGGCAGTGGAGAAGCAGACAGCGAAGAAAGTGAAATCAATATCCCAGGTAAAAGACGGAGACAGCTATGCCGGTCTTATAGGGAGATGTCCTTGCTGTGGAGACATATTGGAAGAGGATACCGTATATTGTGATTGCGGTCAGAGATTAGATTGGGGGGATGAAGAATGAACGAAAAATTGAAGCCATGTCCGTTCTGCGGCGGAAACGCAATGTTCTTAACCATTACAAATAAGTCATCACATTCGGCTGTTGTGGTAATGTTCAAAATCAAATGTATGAAATGCGGAACAGAACTTCCAAAAAGCTATGAATGTGAGATTTACATGGATCAGAACGGAGGCATCAGAACAGGGAAAGACGAGCGAACGAAAGCAACTACAGATTGGAACAGGAGGGCGAACGATGAGATTGATTGATGCTGACAACTTGGTTTTTAACGGTAGACAGTATAACAGCAGCCAAATGAAAGCAATTCTTGATTTTGTGGATGTACAGCCGACCGCCTATGACCCGGACAAGGTTGTGGAGCAGTTGGAAGAACTTAGAAAAGAATGTGAAGACCCATTGCAGGAGTATGATCCAAATTATTTTATCGATAAGGCAATCGAGATTGTGAAAGGTGGCGGTGTAGAGTGACAAGCATAGAATTATGTAGAATGTGTACCGAGTATTCTGCGGACACAAGATGTGAGCATAAAAAGGATTGCAAATTGCAGGAGATTTTGACAGAAAATAAAGCGTTAAGGGCGGAAAATAAAGAACTTCGAACAAAAGCGTTTAGAAATTCATGGGAGAAATCCCCTGACATGATGGGAAGATGAGGTGGTGTAGATGCCAATTAAACCGATTTTATTCAACAAACAAATTAGTACCGAAATGGTGAGGGCAATTCTGGACGGAAGGAAGACTTGCACAAGGCGAATTTGCAAAGATGCCAATGAGTGTACTGTGCCGGATATGGAATTTTACAATGCCGACAAGAGAACTTATGCAGTACATAACTTTGCAGATAAGGAGCAGATGGAACAGTTAAGTACGGCGGAGAGAACCTGTCCTATCTGTCCGGGCGATATCCTGTATGTTCGTGAAACATGGAAAAAGGCGCCGAACGGATACTATTACTACGAAGATTGGCAAAGAAATGATATTGCAGATATTACAAAATGGAAACCATCCATTTACATGCCAAAAGAAGCCGCACGCATCTGGCTTAAGGTTATGAATGTGAGAGTGGAGCGGTTGCAGGAGATAACCGATGAGCAAGCAAAACGTGAAGGCATACAGTATGATGAATGTCCAACAGGATTTGCCTGGAAGCAAGAAACAGATATGCATAATTGCTACACAACTCCAATAGGAGCTATGCAAGCATTATGGAATTCCACCATTAAGAAATCCGACCTTGACCGCTACGGATGGGATGCCTCACCGTGGGTGTGGGTAATCGAATTTGAGCTGTGTGAAAAACCGGAAGGAGTGTGAGGTATGCCTAAAGCAGTATTGGTTATGGATATGCCGGAAGATTGCACCATGTGTAAGTTTTGGAACTCAAAAGATGACGAGTGTTATGCAACTGGCGTTGAAGAGCTTTCATTAAATAGTGAAGAAGCAAAGCCGGATTGGTGTCCGCTCCGGGCACTGCCGGAGAAGATGAAAGTGTGCGGAAAATATCCACAGCCGGACAGGATTGCACCATCGTATAAAGTTGGTTGGAATGCCTGCTTAGATGAGATTTTAAAGTAAATTGAAAGGAGTGAGAGGTTTTCCGTTAGATTGGATGATTTAAAAGCAATAAAACGATGAATTTGTTGCATAAAACACAACATAATTAAATTTAAAGTGCACTATTGTAGATGTGTGCACGGAATATAAGAAAGGAGCCGGGACCTATCCGGATAAAAGGCGCGCCGGGTTCCTTTTGAAGAAAATGATACATGGAGAATTGATAGTTGACAATTTTTCCGGTGGGGGCGGCGCTTCCACTGGTATAGAAATGGCAACCGGATACAGTGTTGATATTGCAATCAATCATGATCCAGAAGCAATTAAGATGCATAAGGCTAATCATCCGAACACCAAGCATTACTGTGAAAACGTCTGGGCAGTTGATCCAGTAAAGGCATGCAATGGGCATCCGGTTGGACTTGCCTGGTTCTCACCGGACTGTAAGCATTTCAGTAAAGCAAAAGGTGGAAAGCCAAAGGATAAAAATATCAGAGGTCTTGCATGGGTAGCTTGCAGGTGGGCGGGACTTGTCCGACCGAGAGTCATCATGCTTGAAAATGTGGAAGAGTTCAAAACATGGGGACCATTGAACAGAGGGCACCATCCGATCAAGGCAAAGCAGGGAAAAACCTTTGAAAAATTCGTTCAGCAGCTCACAGATTTAGGCTATGAGGTAGAGTTCCGGGAGTTGGTTGCGGCTGATTATGGAGCACCGACCATGCGAAAACGATTCTTCATGATCGCGCGGTGTGATGGAAAGCCGATAGTCTGGCCAGAGCCGACACACGCACCGGCAGACAGTGACGAGGTCAAGGCTGGGCTGCTGAAACCGTATGTGGGAGCATACACGCAGCTTGACTTTTCTCTTCCATGTCCGTCCATTTTTGATACGTCCGAGGAAATCAAAGAGAAATACGGGATCCGGGCAGTACGTCCGCTGGCACCGAAGACGATGGAGAGAATAGCACGAGGACTGAAAAAGTTTGTGCTGGACAACCCGGAACCGTTTATTGTTCCTATTGGGTACGGGGAGAGGAAAGGACAGGCGCCTAGAGTTCACGACATCGAAAAGCCATTGCCGACTATTGTGGGGAGCGGAAAGCATTATCTGTGTGAGCCGACTCTTGCACCTTATATGGGGACAAATACAACAAATCATCCGGGTGGAAACTGCAAAGATCCGATACATACGATCACCACAGGTAATCAACATTGTCTTATCAGCCCTACGCTTATCCAATACCATTCTGAAACGGCGCAGGGAGAAGTTCGGGGACAGACGATTGAAGACCCTATAATGACGGTGGACGGATCGAACAGATATGGACTGGTCACATCATTCATCCAAAAGTATTATGGCGGAAATTATCAGGGAAACGGCTCTGACATTAAAGAGCCATTGCACACCATTACGACACTTGAAAGAAACGCTATGTGTGCAGTAAACCTTATTCAGATGAATAATCATTGTGATGGAAGGGATGTAAAAGAGCCAATTCCGACAATCACAGCAGGAGACGGTCATTTCGGAGAGGTGAGAGCTTTTTTAATCAAATATTATGGACAGGGAACTGGACAGGATATAAAGGCACCGTTGGACACCGTGACGGCGCAGGACAGATTCGGACTGGTAACCATCAATGGCGTAGATTATCAGATAGTGGACATCGGACTGCGGATGTTGGAGCCACGGGAGTTGTATGGATGCCAGGGTTTTCCAGAGGATTACATAATCGACCATGATTATACCGGCAAGACGTATCCGCGGAGCGAACAGGTGCGCCGCTGCGGTAATGCTGTGTGTCCACCGATACCGGCAGCATTAGTCAGGGCAAATCTTCCGGAATTGTGCGTAGCGGAACGTATGCCGAACATGAGGATTAAACCAGAGCAAACCGGGCAGCTCCGGTTTGCATGAGAAGTTATAGCTCCGCCAGCAGTAATGCGGCGGGGCGGAAAGAGAGGATAAATAGATGGAGAAATTTTTTACAATTAACAAAGACAGTGATTTTTATAAAGAATATGTACAGTATCAGAAAGATGTAAAAGCGAATGCGCAGGCATTTAAGAAATTTTCGGAGGAACACGGGATTGAGTCGACGCAATATATTCCAGACGATAGAGCGGTAATAATTATTCCAACTGAAAATGATTTGCAGAAATTTCAGGGTATGTTTACAAAAAATAAATTGTATTACGAAAACGGTGTTAGACGTTTCAGAGCAAACTGTCAAATTACCAAGGATTGGCTTGAGATTGCAAAGACGGTACCAAAGCCGAAAGAACCGGATTACTTCTGCTACGGAATGAGATTTTGTGGGAAATATAGCACAAGGTGCTTTATGATCGGTGATGTTTTATATGGTTCGGCGGAGAATGTAGAAGTAAAGCTACTCGATTTTATGACAGAAATTAAAGCGAGCGAGTTTTATAAGGCAATCGAGGAAGAAGAGAGCAGAGAAAAGGAGCAGTTATGAAAAAGAAAATTTTAGCAGCAATTTTAACAGCAACACTCTTGATCGCCGGATGCAGTGACATGGCGAACGTCAGCGCAGGGCAGGATAATACGATGGTATTGGTAGAAGGTTGGCGGGATTACGGTATCTATGCGGACAAAGACACAGGCGTCATGTATCTGGTGTATCAGCGGAATGGTACCGGATGTACCGTTATGCTCAATGCAGACGGGACACCGAAGATCTGGCAGGGAGAAAAATAAAATATTGGAGGATATTGGCTTATGAAGTTTTCAAAACTTACTAAGCCAGAGCTTGAAGTAATTATTGAAAACGCCAATTTTACGGAGCAGGAAGAGGAAATATTTTCTCTTCTTGCCCGTGGATTTATACCAAAAGAAATATCAATGAAAATTTGTATTCCGCTAAGAACAGTAGAAAGGCGTATCTTTGATATAAAGCAAAAAGTCAAGAGATTGGAAGGTGATTTAAACGGAAAATCTTTCTAAAAGTGAATTGTTGAATTTTGCTATTGAAAATGGTATTATCGACATAGACACCATTCAGAAAAAAATTGAGATGAACGAAAGGAAGAAATTTATTGAAAAACACAACTACAGCATTTGGGAAGGAAAAGACGGTAAGTTTTACACATATTTGCCCGATGAAGAAAGTCAGAGAGGGAAAAAACTTGTAAAAAGAACATCTGAAAAGGCGATAGAAGACGAGATAGTGAAGTTTTATAAAGCCATGGAAGATGAACCGACAATCAGCCAAGTATATTCTAGCTGGATTTCTGAAAAATTGGAATATGGTGAAATAACAAGGCAGACAAAGGACAAGTACGAAACGAATTTTAAAAGATTTTTTGAAAATGAGTATTTGCCGATTGCAAATAGAAAAATCCGGTATATTGACGAAGAAATATTGGAATCATTCATAAAAACAGCTATTTCAAAGCTGGAACTTACGCAGAAAGCGTACTCCGATATGCGGATATTGATTAACGGAATTTTCAAATATGCAAAGAAAAAACATTATACTAGCTTGAGCATAACCAATTTCATGGGTGATTTAGAAATTTCGGAGAAGTCATTTAAAAGGAATCATAAGTCTGACAACGAATTAGTTTTTTCTAAAGATGAAGAGCTTTTGATTGAACAATTCATAATGGAAGACCAGCCTACATTGATTGAACTTGGAATTATTTTGGCATTTAAAACCGGACTAAGGGTTGGAGAAATATCCACGCTTTCATGGTCAGATATTGCAGAAAATAAGATACATATATCAAAGACAGAAATACGATACCGAGATGATAGTGGCAAATATGTGTTTGATGTTCAGAATTTTCCAAAGAGCGATGCCGGATTTAGAGATGTTATAATTACCGAAGATACCAATGAACTTATGAGAAAAATAAAAATGCTTAACCCTTTCGGAGAATATATTTTTATGAAAAACGGTAAAAGGATAAAAGGACAAGCATTTACAAGACGTTTATATGTGATCTGCGATAAAGTTAAAATTGGTGAGCGATCAATTCATAAGGCGAGAAAGACATATGCTACAAAGCTCATAGATGGAAATGTTCCAGAATCTGTAATAAAAACGCAAATGGGTCATACTGATATTAGAACAACGCTTGACCATTATTATTTTAATAATAAAACAGAGAGTGAGATGCAAGAATACATTGCGAAAGCACTATCGATGTAAAAGGTAACACGAGGTAACACCTTTAGGTGTAAAGAAACCTAGTATTTATGCGGGTTTGCGGGGTTTGATACCGAGTTCAAATCTCCCTTCCGCTACTTTATTTTTGTTTAAGAAAACCTTGTGAAGCCTTGATTTTACTGGAAGAAAGGAGATTCTGAATGGTGCCTTTTCTGAAAGTAAAAATCAAAGGTAACACCAAAGGTAACACGAACAAACGTACGAACGCTTAATGCGTTCTTTTTTATTGCAATTTTGGCGGTGATACGGCGGGAAACAGGCGTTATTTAGACGGTATTCTGGCGGTTTTACCGTATTTTTTTATGCCACAATATAAGCAAAGGGAGGGATGATAATGTTTTCTGACGATGTTCTTGAGAAAATTTTTGCCAGAAAAGAATTGCAATCATTAGATTTGTCAACGCAGTCATCTATCATTCACGCAATTGAGGATGTTTTGGAGGAGGTTGAAGAAAATGAACATGAACGGAGTTTATCCGGCACCGGGCTATAGTCAGCAAATTCCTTATCAGGCATCATATGGGTATAATCCATATGGTAATCAGCAAAGAATTGAACAGCCACAAAATTATTTTCAACCGGCGCAAACACAGCAAATTCAGCAGCCACAAATGACGCCTATTGGAATAAATGGAAAAATTGTGCCTTCTGTTGAAAATATTACTGCAAACGATGTGCCTATGGATGGAAGCGTGGCGTTTTTTCCAAAGCAGGATATGTCGGAAATATACGCAAAAAGCTGGAACGCAGATGGTACAATCCGCACAATCGTTTTTAAGCCGGTTTTAAATGATATGACTAACAATTTATCACATGAGACGGGAAAAATGAAATTTGACCTATCAGACGAGTGCACAGGGGCATTTATGGGAAAGTTTGATGAACTGTTTGGGAAAATTGAACAGTTAGAGGAACGCATTGGTAAAATTCCGGTTCCACAGAAAAAAACTTCTCAAATTAAAAAGGAGAGTGAATCCGAATGAATCTGATGCAAATGATTTTGAATCAAATGATAAATTCTCCGCAGATACAAAATAATCCAATGGCTAAAAATGCCATGCAGATGTATCAAAGCGGAGACAGTAATGGCTTAAAATCAATGGCAGAAAATCTTTGTAAAGAAAGAGGAATTACAATAGATGAAGCAAAGCAAAAGGTTATGAGTATGTTTAATCATTAGTACATTTTGGGTTGCGCGCACAATAACCGGTTATCCCATTTGTAAATAAATCAGATGGAGGTAAACAAAATGTTTAATGGAAACGCATCTCCTAGTCTTGCTGATATTGCAGCAGTGACAGGAAACGGAAGAAACAATGATGGCATGTGGGGCGGCGATGGCTGGTGGGCTATCATTATCTTCGCTATGATTTTTGGCTGGGGCGGCTTTGGCGGCAATGGCTGGGGAGGAAACGGAGGCATGGGAGCGACAGCATCTGCATACACCGACTCTGCAATTCAGCGTGGATTTGACACGCAGGCTATCATCGGGAAGTTAGATGGTATTGCAAATGGTCTCTGTGATGGATTTTACGCACAGAATACCGCCGTTATGAACGGTTTCCATGGTGTAGACAATGCAATCTGCAACCTTGGATATCAGACGCAGCAGGGATTTAATACCACAAACGTAACACTTATGCAGGCACAGAATGCTTTGCAGTCCCAGCTGGCTAATTGCTGCTGTGAGACCAGAGAAGCTATCCAGGGCGTGAACTACAATATGGCGCAGAACACCTGTGCGCTGCAGAACACCATGAACAGCAACACGAGAGACATTATTGACAGTCAGCAGGCAGGAACAAGGGCAATCCTTGATTACCTGTGCCAGGAAAAGATTTCTTCCTTACAGGCAGAAAATAACGACTTAAGAAGAGCCGCTTCACAGGATCGCCAGTCTGCATTGCTCACTACTGCAATGTCGGCACAGACCCAGCAGATCATCAACGCTGTAAATCCAGCTGCAATCCCGGCATATGTTGTGCCAAATCCTAACGCTTATGCGTATGGTTGTGGATGCAACACAGGATGTAGCTGCTAAAAGTAGTTGCTACACAAAATTGAATAATTGAGTATCTTAATTGAGTTTAACTCGACTATGTCTGCAAAAGCAGTATTACTTATAAGCGCAAAGGGCAGACTGAAATATGTTTGCCCTTTATTTCATGAATAGGAAGGTAGAATACATGGACGAAATTAAAAATAAATTTATCGAAGCAATCAAAAAGATTGATTTTGAAAAGCTTAACATTTCGGAGCTTAAAACTCTTGCGGAAATAACTGGATCAGTAGAAAAAATGGCAAAAAAAGATTATTCTGAGCTATTGATGGAAAAATTTTCTCCAGACCACGGATTTGTTTTTTCGAGCTCCGATACAAAAACAATAGCAGAATTAAAATAAGGAGGTCATATTATGGCAGAATTTACAGGAATTGCATTACAAACAGTTGCGCAGGGAGAAGATGTGGCATTTACAGAAACTCCGGTATGCGCAACAAAATGCATTGTTCATAGACAGGGAAGTGGCATTGTTAAATTAAGAGGACTTACAAATCAGTGCCGGGCAAGATTTTTGGTATCTTATTCTGGAAACATTCAAATTCCTACAGGTGGCACAGTTGAAGCTATTTCACTGGCTATTGCAATTGATGGAGAACCGTTGCAGTCAACTCGAATGATTGTTACACCGGCGGCAGTTGAAAACTTCTTTAACGTTTCGGCGCAGGCATATGTGGACGTTCCTCGCGGTTGCTGTGTTACGGTAGCGGTACAGAATACGTCTGCGCAGGCAATCGAAGTTCAGAACAGCAATTTAATTGCAGTCCGGGAAGCGTAAGGAGGGCGGTTTTATGGATATTAAGAGAATGCACGAAATGATCGAAAAACTGTCTGAAAGCGCAGAGTGTGAGTTTGCAAAAGGTATCGAATGTGTAGATACAGAAGAGATGGGAAAAGTCACGGACATGCTTAAAGACCTTGCGGAAGCCATGTATTACCGGACGCTTACAAAATCAATGGACGAATCAGACCCAGAGCAGGTTCTTGATATGTTTGAGCGTTACGGAGACGGCAGACGGTATTATGACCGTTACCGGTATGCAGACGGCAGATTCGCGCCAAAGGGAAGAGGTACGCGCCGCGGATATGAAGAACCTCCGTACTGGCACATGACACCGGAAATGTACCGGGAAATGGAACACGACCGTGATATGGATCGTCACTCTGGCAAAATGTATTACACAGAGCCTACAATTGCGGCAGATGGCGGTATGCGTGACCGCAGAGAGGGTAAAAGCGGAATGAGCCGCAGAAGCTACATGGAAAGCAAAGAGCTTCACAAAGGCAATACGCCGGAGGACAAGGACGCAAAGATGCATGACCTTGAAAAATACATGAAAGAGCTTTCGGAGGATATGGCGGAACTTATCTCCGACATGACGCCGGAAGAGCGCACAATGACAAAAAGCAAGCTGTCAACGCTTGTTTCCAAAATGTAATGGCAGGGGCAGAAATGCCCCTGTTTGTTTGAACATTGACAACTGAATATCAGCTAGTGATTTGTGGATTTGGAAATTTTTCAAAAAGGTATTGACTTTTTGTGCGTACTATTATATATTAAATGTGCGTACAGAAAGAAGGTGCTGAGAATGTCTCCACGCACAGGCAGACCTAAAGTTGACAATCCTATGAATGAAAGACTTTATGTTCGAGTATCGAAGCAAGAAAAAGATGAAATTATGAAATTTTCATCAGAAAGTGGATATTCCATATTAGAACTTATAAGAGCGGGGATTGAAAAGCTAAAAGGTCAAAAAAAATAAGAAGTTGCCACGCTACCAACGAAAACAACTTCTTATCAACCGAGATAACTCTCTGTGAAATATTTTATCATAGAGAGTATCTCTTTTCAAGAAAAAATTGAAAGGCAGGAAAAATCTATGAGAAACATTGAAGAAATTGTAAGAACGATACTTAATAGTGACGCGCTGATGGAGAAAGTGAATCATGTTGTGGAAATCGAGAGGATGAAGTATAACCGTGGTTGGAGTACCGAGACGGACATTGATAATTTTTCTCCGATTGGTTTTCGCAAAGTGGTAACATCAGCCATGAATTTGCTCGGACTGCCGAACGAATCCGATGAGGTTGATATTGCCAGCGAAATTCTTAAGGACATTTTCAGAAATGAAATCATAAAAAAGGATGGAACTTATTTACCGAGCCAAATTGAGCAGTACAGATCGTTGCTTTCTCGGCTTGCAATCCAATGTGATAACGAAAAATTGTTGCGCGGCGTTGTAATATTTATGGCAGATTTGAATGATGAGGACGTAATAGATCACGACGGTATTTACCGCCTTGTAAAGAAAGGCGGTGCAAGATGAAAGAACAGCTGATAACGGAAATCCAGAGCATACAGGACGAAAAATTTTTGCAGTTTATTTTGAACACAATTATTTCATTTAAGCAGAAATGGGGGATTTGCTGATGAACAATATTCATATGAAACAATTAGAACAGACGTTAACCAGTATGGAAGTTTCGGAAATGGTTGGGAAAGAACACGGCAAATTATTGAAAGATATACGGCGATATACATCGCAAATCGCCCAAGCCAATATTGGCTTGGGCAACGAGAGCAAAATTGCGTTGGTTGATTTCTTTCGAGAAAATACATATAAAGATGCTAACAACCAAAGCAGACCTTGCTACGACATTACCAAGAAAGGATGCGAATTTATCGCGCACAAGCTGACCGGAGTTAAGGGGACGGCTTTCACGGCTCAATACATCAATCGCTTTCACGACATGGAACAGGCTCTGAAAAATACGCAGGCTGAAATTCCGGAGAAAGACCCGTTTGAGCACTGGGAGATTCGATGGAAACATGAAACGGAAACATGGTTTTCAAAGAACAACTGGAAGTTAAGTATAATCCTAGAACGGTTTGGTTGGACTCGAAAATTTTTATACCACAAGATTCTCGTGGAATTATCGGATCTGCACAACTTACGCGCAATCGAAAAGGCATATTACGCCAGTTATGGATATCCACCGGAATACGCTCTTGATCTGCTTGATTTTAATAGAGACCTCAACGATACGGCGACAAGATACATCAATTACCTACTTATTGAAGAATAAAAGGTAAAATAAGCATGAATTTAGAAACCACTAGCTGATATTTGGCTGGTGGTTTCTTTTTTGGAGGTAAAATATGTTTTTAATAAATGGTATTGAATGGAAAATAAAATTTGTTCACGGCGCAAGTAATAAATTGATGCGCTCTGATGGCTCTACCAGCCTTGCTGTGACCGATTGGAACGACAGGGCCATATATGTTTCAGATAAACCGAAAAATGGTTATTTGCGCAAAATACTAGCGCATGAGCTTTGCCATTGTTTTTGTTTTTCCTATAACATTCATATGCCAATCGAACAGGAAGAGTATCTTGCGGACTGGATCAGCCTGTACGGAACCGATCTAATCTACCTTTTGGATGATCTGATGGCAAACATTGATTGGAGGGCGGCATAGTGGACAAAATAGATGAATTGTTAATGTATGTGCAGAAGACAAACCCTGGAATGACAAGGGAAAAGTTGATAGATGAACTAAACAAAAGCAATTATGCCGCAAAAGCTTTACTTTTTACTTCCGAAAACTTTCGGAAAAATTTTCAATCCCCCCTACCTTAAGATTTGGACAAGGATTTTCGTTTTTTAATTTTTAAAAAATTTTTGAAATTTTCGCCCAGATATTCGGAAAAAATTTGATACCCCCCTAGGGTCAGATTTCGGCACGAAAAACCGTTTTTGAGATTATGAAAATTTTGTTCAGATTTTTGCAAAATTTTTTTGAAACTTTTTTGCAAGTGCAAGTTCAGATTGCACTCATCCATGATCTGGTCGTACTTGATCTTGCTATGTGCCGTCTCCCTTCGGAAAGCGCTGAAATAATGCAGACGCGGAAACCTCCGCACAAATGCGCAAAATGAGTACAACAAATAAAGCAAACGTCTACATGACATTGCAACTATACAGGCGCGCACATGCCTATAAGTCATTATATGCACAATACATCCAAAATGTCAACGCGCAATGCATCTGCTTTGCGTCAACAAGTATAAACAAAAAAGCCGCCGGAAGTGATCCGGCTGTAATCCTCTGCGGCGGCTGTATTAAAAGTATGATTTCTCATAGCATACCTGTTTTAAATAATTGATTTTCTGCCAAAGTTCGCCGTTTAAATTCATAGCGTAAAGCATAATATCAGCTGGGACAGTTTCAAGAAGCTTTTCATATCTTTTCAATTCTGGCATAGAATCAAGCCACTTTTCCCATTTTTCACGCTGAACATCTGCGAAATGTTCAATTTTTAAAAGATCGCCACCAGGAACACAGGAAACCGGGTTTACATACCATGTAATTTTCCCACATTCCGCGATATGTGCGATTGTCTTATAAGCGCCGTTTTCCTCTACTGACTTATTACATACAGTAATGCCATTCCCAAGACATCCCAAAAATAACTCAAAATTTTCTTTTTTCATACTTCATTCCTCCATATTTTCAAATTTTCCCGTTTCCGGGTAAAGGCAAGCCGGGGAATCGAACCCCGGAACATTGCACCGCCTGCACTTGCTTAAATGATAACACCCAATCGCATACAATCCATTTTCCGATCACAAAGGGCGCGCCACTTTTCGGGATCCCCTTTGATGTTTTCGGCGGTTCTGGTTTCCGCCCATTCGTCCCGGGCTTTAATATAAGCGGCTTTCGCATCGTCTTTTTGTTTCTGCAATTTCTCCATAAATTCCATAATATCAACCGTCCTTTCTATGCGTTAACTTCTTTTCTCAAAATCTCAATAGCTTCTTTCTCAGCATGTTCCATGTACCACTTCCAAGGCTTTTTATATGCCCTTGCGAGTGCAAAATCTTCTTGATTTTCCAATAAATAATCCCTAACTTTCAAAAATGCTTTTTGGGCTTCTTCTAATTTGTTCATATGCTCAACCATCCTTTCATTTGTGCCCTGTCTCATCGGTGTAGGTGGGGCGGTTCCTGCAGACGGTGGGAATCTCCACCGTTTCGACTAATTTTCGCAATGTGTTAAAACAGATATAAAAAAGGCTTCCACTTCAAGTATTCTTGGATTGTCAAAATCAACCTCTTTTTTCCAACGCTCTAATTCTGCCTTTATTTCTTTCTTTGTTCCATACTGATTGCAAGGCATAGATAGGTTTTTGATTTCTCTTTCTGTACCAAAGCAATAATCTCCATAGTATTCATCATGAGCTAATACAAAGCCGTTTTTATTTGCTAATATCTTCATTTTTAACACCTTTCATTTTATATTTTTTGCTTGTCTCATCAGTGGCAAGGTTGCAACCCTACACCAGACCGCCGCGCGGGCGGTTTCGACTATTCGCAAATTCTGCGAAAAATTTCAATTGTGAGTTCTGCGGCAGCTCTTTTTCTGTCGGACGTGTAGCCGTGGCGGTTACTTTTCAAAACTTTTTCTGCCTGCTTAAGATTTCCAATGCCCCAGGATGCCGCTTTGTTGAGTTTTTTCCATTCCTCCGGGGTAACTCTTATAGCTTTAAGCGTTGCCGTGTTGATCTCGTAATTGCCCTTGTCTTCTGGGTGTAAATCTTCACAAACCGGTATATATTCATGCGTTCCCATGTTCTCGCCGATATTCCAGACAAAAAATCCTTTCGGAATTTTTGTGACAATCTCAAAAACGTCTGTTTTACCAATTGCTGTAGTGGTATAAATTTTATTGTTTTCAATTCTTAAATTTTCCATAAATTCCCTTTCTGGTCTGCCATCGTCAGAGCCGCGGCGACCGGTCCGCAGCTGACGGTCATTTCTGACCGTTTCGGCTTTTTTATCTATGCTCGATATAAAAACGCTTTCTTGTTGCTTCTGGGATAACTAAATTTATAAAATCTTCTGCAAGCACAAGCGAGTTAAAAGCAGCCACAACATTCTTGTATTCCGGTTCAAATTTTGATGCTTTGGTTCTGACAACCACTAACCAATTTAATTCATTCATAAGATCTCCTCCTTGGATAATATTTTTGATTTCCTGTTGGTATTATAATATCACTTTATGTAGTGATAGTCAACATGTTTTATCACTTTTTATGGTAATATTTTTGTTGACTTTGGGAACTATATATTATATAGTAAATTTATAAAACACATCAGAAAGGAATGATATAAGGTGCTTAAATATAAATTTAATGTGGGGGATGCGTTAGAACGTGCTGGGTTTAATATGTACAAAGCAAAAACAACCGGACTTTTAAGCCAAGAAACACTTAAAAAGATAAAAAACGAGGATACAAATATAAGTGCTAAATCATTAAATAGCCTATGCTTAATCCTTGATATGCAGCCCAAAGACATATTTATATATGAGGAGACAGCGGAAGACCTGGAACAGAAAAATAAAATTTAAAAACTTTTAAAATATCACTTGCAAAAGTGATAAACATATGATATTATAATATTGTCGAAAGGCAATAAGGCGAAAGCCAGAAAGGGCAGCGCAAAAGCCGCCCAGTAACAACAAGCAAGATTAAGCAAAGGAGAATGAATTATGATGAAAAAGCATGAGTTTACAAATGGAGAATTAACAGAAAAGGCAATGGAAGTTTACAGCAACAGCAGCTTTACTTTTTGGGAAGACGGCGCCACTTTTTATTACAGCGACAACCCCAAAAGCGAAAAAGTAGAGCTTGGCGATCTGGATGATGTAAATGAGTTTTTAGAGGAGTTTTTCGGGAAAGTTTTGAACAGCTACGGAGTTTTAATAGATTTTAACGCCGCGATGCAGTTGACAGACGACGATTTGCGCGAGGAAATCCACCGAGAGCTGGCGCCGTGCTCGGAGCAGGAGTTTTTTGACGAGTACGCGAAGCGGCACGAAGAGAAGTTTGGCGAGGTTTGGGAGTTAGCAAAAGAAAACCCGCAGTATTAGGACATAATGCAATTATTAACAGGCAGGCGTTAGGTCTGCCTGTATTTGCTTGCAAAGGAGATTTTTATGATTAAAAAATGCGTGATATGCGGCAAAGAATTTAAGTGCTCCCCAAGCGACAAAAAGGTTACGTGCTCTCCGGATTGTAGATCAATAAGGGCAAGCCGGACACACAAAGGCAAGCGGAACAAGTGGAGCGAGGCGTCGAAAGAAAAGTTAAGAGGAAAAGGTCTGACTAACAACCTACAAAAAGGCACGCCGGCAGCAAAAAAAAGCCCTAATAGTGGGCGATACGAAACAAATGTAAATGCAAAAAACTGGCACCTTATATCCCCAGACGGCAAACATTATTGTTTTAGATCATTAAATTTTTGGCTAAGGGAAAACTGCGAGGAGCTATTTGATTGTGCCCCGGATAGCGCGCAATTTCGGAGCATAACATCAGGATTAAGCAGGGTTAAACGGTGCGTCATGGGAAAACTTCCGCCGGATCAGCGCCCAGGGTACACATACAAGGGTTGGACGGTTGTCCCGACAGGAGACGACGTCACAGATATAGCGCCAGACAGACAAAATAAAAGTTAATAATCTGGTAATAAATGGAGATATTTTCTATCTCTCTTTTTTGATTTATTTTAACGTTTATGCTTTAAAGTGGTAAATTTTGTATACAGAATGGATACGAAATGGAAACGTAGATAAGATTAGTATATTCTCTCCAATACATTGTATTTTTTATCAAGGAGTAAATAATATATAATATATATCAACAGTACAAAAAATCATAAACCATATACTTTAACGCGCGCGGATATAATCTATATATGCGATATACCCAGTAGTTTAAATTTATACTTGACAAAGGCTATACATAAATGATATTGTTATCGTAAATCAAAAAGCATCCGGGCAACAGAGAGCGCACAGGACCCGGAGAACGGAAACGGAAGTCATGCAGCCGGTACAATTAAGATCTTGATGATCTCGATTGTATCGGTTTATTTTTATGGTTCAGAAAGGAGGTATATATATGTCAGATGCACAGAGAGCGGAAAGAGTAGATATAGACGAGATATACAACGATGACATTGACAAATATATACACCTCTGGATGGATGACAGAAATATAACGGATATGTGCAAGGTATCACAAAATAGGTGGTATAACTGTTGTCAGTATGTATATGACAATGTTTTTAAAATCAACCCTGTATACCTTAAAGATGATAATCATATTAGCAATCAATATGATATTGACAAGGTCAATAAAGTCTTAGATATATATATAAGGCTTTGCAATGATTATGAGAAAGTAATAAATATAGTTGGGTTTACTTTTTTTACTGGCATACATAGAGATACACTTAACGGATGGGTAAATGGCGAAAGGCTAGGCTCCACGGCTTCCGACGTTTGCAAAAAGATTGACCAAATGCGGGAAGAAAGCCTTGTAGGTTTACAGATCTCCGGGAAAAACAATCCCATGTGCTACATGCCGTCACTCAACAAGTACTGCGGCTTTAATATGCCGGGTGTAAGAGACCAGGGAGCCAGATCCAGAGCTTTGACAGCTTCGGAGCTCCCCAAACTGGGAGGCTTGAATTGTGCGAGATTGCCGGACAACTTTGACAATTCAAGCCCGGATAATGGTGAAATCGTGATAGACAATTCAAACAATTCAAACCCCAGTATTTAAGCGCCTTACGCCGCATGCTTTCGTTTAAACAGTTTAAGAAACTTAGGTTTAACGAATAGTTAGAACGCAAACAGAGAATTGCACGAACAATTAGAACAATTTAAAACAAAGGCAAACGCCGGAAGAAGCAGCCAGCAGACAGGGGAGGGGGTTAAAAAAAGCTAGGGAAAGCCCACTACTAAGCCCCATAAATATTCCCAAAAACAAAAAGACCACATCAGATAAACAGAATTTAAGACTTCCAAGATAAATTTCAAATTCACATCAGATAAATTTCAAAAATTACATTCGATAACGATTTTCAAAAATTTTTCAAAAACAAAAAGGCGGTACATTTATGGGATGTCAAAGAGTCAAAGTTGTAAATCTAAATGAAGGTTGGATGGGAACTGAATGCTACATAGATGGCAGGAAAATAAATAATGTACGGAGCGTAGACTTCCGTGTTGCAGTAGACGAGATTCCGCAGTTCACTTTTGAAACAATTGGAATGCCGGATATAGACATGGGTGGAGTTGTTAGATTCCAATTCACACCGGAAACAGTTCAGCAGGCATCCATAGTGTTGCGAAACGAGCTGATTGCCAATAAAGATTTACGCGGCACATTTTTGACAAGTATGATAAGTGCATTAGATGATGACTTTTGGAACAGTAGAGAAACTGCCGGGAATCAGCTTGATATTGGATATGACGATTTCAAAGAAGCAGCAGAACTTATGCTGAATCGTTTGATTGGAATTGAGAAAGAGGAGAAAAATACATGACCGGAAATGAATACCAGGAATTAGCTATGCGTACAAATGACCATAAGGCAACAGATAGATTGCTTGGAAATATGTTGACATGCGATATGAAATATCTGTTACAGGAAAATTTGATTGCAGAAGATGAACGACATCTTGACATTGGTGGTATTTTCAATTCTTGCCTTGGATTGTCCGGTGAAATTGGAGAGTTTAACGACGTGATTAAAAAGTGGATTTTTCACGAAAAACCGCTTGATGTTGAACATGCCAAGAAAGAAGCAGGAGATATTTGCTGGTACCTAGCAATGCTTTGTGAATCCTTCGGTTGGAGCCTTGATGAGATTATGCGGATGAACGTAGACAAGCTTAAGGCGCGTTATCCGGAAGGGTTTAACGTTGAAAGAGCGAACCACAGAGCGGAGGATGACGTGTAATGTCAGAATGCAAACAGTGCTGTGTCACTTGTAAATATAGTTCATACGACAAAATTCAGGGCTATGTATGCGTGAACGATGAAAGCGAATATGTCGGAGATTATGTAGAAAAAGAGTTTTCTTGTCCGGATTGGGACGGATCGGAGGAAGATGAATGAGGGTTGTGTCACAGAAAAAAGATGCTTCATATGATTTTGACCGGACCGAATTTAGAACAAGCTATGAATGCATAAGCGCTACTTTTGATGGAAGAACTTTTGTCATTGGGAAATATGCTACACCAGAACGAGCAGCAGAAGTATTTATGGACATGCATAAAGCATATGCGCCTGTACAGGTAGTTTGCACAAATATGGACGAGAAACAAGTCTCTGCATTAGTTGCAGCATCTCAAAATGCACCGATTAGATGCGTCGAGATGGATGATCCAAGGATGGCAGTAACAGTATTTGATAGCCTTGTTTACTATATGCCGGAGAAATAGATTGCTTGCATTGCTCGTTTGCCAAATGGTAAGGCACCGGGTTTTGATCCCAGCATTTATCGGTTCGAGTCCGGTACGATCAGTTTTGAAAATGGAGGTAAATCATGTTGATTTTAAAAACAGTCATAACAACATTTGATGCCCTTGCTATTTTGACGTTTTTCTTGCTTGGAAGAGATAACAGCAACGAAAAGGACGCTGTGGCAGTCTGGGGATCACTTATTGCATTGTTTCTTGTCAATATATTTGCAATTTGGAGATGATGATATGGTTTTTTATGACCCAGTATTTGGTATTTGCTTCCTGCCGGAGATTTTAACTACGGTCGGAAGAATACATATAAGCAGAAAAAAACATACGGGAGAAACCGACGTTCTGGATCTTGACAGTGACGCTGAGCACCAGTCTGAGAAGTCGGAGCATCCAGTATAGCTTAAGTCCACTGGCATTCGGTTTTTGCAAGAAAAAACTCGGCGCAAGCAATTATTCGGTGTTAGTGGACGTCGGCAAAATAAAAAGATCAAAAATACTATCATAAACGGCGCGCTATGCGCGCTGTGACGGAACGTAGCTCAGAGGAAAGAGCAATCTTTTCATTCTTCTATGTACTGAATTGATGGCGCAGGTTCAAGTCCTGCCGTTCCGATTGAGAGATAGGTTTAAAGCTTATCTCGGAATACGAAAAGTTCGTATTTCTCCTTTCGCTACTAGGAAGTTTCTGTTAAGGACGGTGCGAGACCGTCCGGTGGCGTTTGCCGCGGAGTGCGGCAAGGCGGAAGAACGCTTGGTGTTGGATGATGGTTGTCCCGTAATTTGCTGACGAGCAATACAGGCGGATTCCTATTGATAGTTCGGGTGCCTATCCCACGGTGCCTGAGCTGTCAAAAATGCAATTAGGCTGTGGCGGAAAAAGGTAGACGCTTAAGCATAAAACAACCACGCTTTGGTTAGGAACAAGTCATTGAATTAACAAGGCAATGAAGGAACCTGTTAAGGGTGTTACCCGTTGTGAAAAGTCGTTGTTATGTGAGGTGCAAATCCTCACCAGCCTATTTCCTGTGATATCGCACAGGATAGTGCAACGCATGGCACGAAAAATATGATTGCTAACCGTCTGATGGCGGTTCTCGTGGATGACAAGAAAGGTATTTGTCGGAGTAAGACGCTTCGTGAAACTGATAGTCGAAAGGTTTCATGTGCAAGGTTCAAGTCCTTGCTCCACGATGGTGCCGAGCTGATTTGATACTGTATGCGTAGCGCGGTCGCGTACAGAGATATGGAGTGAGGTGTTCGCGCATTTTGGGGAAGCGGCAACGATTGGAGGTGTTGCGGCTGACTGTAAATCAGTTCCCAAGTGGTAAACAATAGAGGTTCGATTCCTCTCTTCCCTATTTCACTCAACTCCCTAAAAACACTGTTTGGCAGGTGCGTGGTAGACAGTTGTAATGGATGGGTTGTTTAAGAAATCGCACCATCAAGATGCAGTGTTCCCATAATGGAATTGGAGCCGGTTGCTATCCGGTCGGGCGTTTATTCGCCTTGTAGGTTCGAATCCTACACACTGCGTTTGCCCGAACAAAATTGGGTGTTGATGTGTGACGGAATAGGTAAACGGAATTGTCGTAGAGAATTGGTTGAAACCGACAACATAGATGACCAGATTGTACACTCCTGCGTGGTGCAAATCCACGCCACATCAATTCCTTATCTTCACTTAGTCTGGCACTACTGCAATAGTTCAGGTCGATGGAAGATGTATGGATGGTAAGCGGTATCATTGGTAACATAAAACCCTTCCGTGAATAGAAATTGCAGATTTGAAAGCGGTTGGCATGGTTTGGTATGACAAGGTTCGATTCCTTGTGCCGCTATTCGATGGTTGGTATTTTTTACGCAAAATGGGGTGTGAGTATGTATTTTGAATTTGTTTATGTTGGCTATTCAACAAAGCAATGCGTTGAGTTTCTTGATGAAATCAAAGAAAAATTAAAGGCACATGATAAGAATTTTGAATACGACAAAGAACATTTAGTGATTAAGGCTGAATTATTCAAATGCAGTGCATTACCCATATATTCCGGTCGTTTATCCTGTCTTGGCATGGAAAATGCAGAGTATATCTGCAAAGAAACTGCGAGACCAAATGATTATATTCCTTGTCCAGGAGAATGTTTGAAGATAAAAGCCATTTTGGAATATGTTTCCACAAGATTTAGAAAAACTCCAAAAGAAAAGACAGAAAAAGAACTGGAAGAACTGATTGACGTTTTGATTGAGGTGCGGAAATGAGATTATGGAAAATTATTAAAAAAATATTCAAGAAAAAGCAAAAAGCAGATCCTACACCGCGCATTGAGAAAGATACGAAATGCGATAAATGCAAATACTTGCAAGAGTGTATTGACGAGGGGAAAGTCATAGATTGCAGAAATATTGAAGATACGAGAAGCCATTACATTAAAGGTCTTGGTTCTTATGTAAAATGCGATGGTGTTGAGGTGTGAGTATGGATCTTAATGTGTCAGAAGATCAGAAAAAAGTTATTGAATTGCAAGGATATATGGTTGTCGAGTTCAAATTATGGTATCGAAAATTAGGAGAAATGATTCTTGAGTATGCCGTAAAAGTAATTGATACATGGAAAGCAATAGTTTTGTTTATACAAGAACAGGCAATTAAGGCATTCAAGCATATCAAGGATTTTGTGGAACAGCTTTCAAACGAATTGGAGCCATATATGAATTCCTTGGATTATATGGATTGTGAGAAAAAGAAATATCTGTTTGTTCGGTCACTTGGAAGAGCATATGAAGCGAATGTAAGAGGAAAAGTTATTTATCACAGATGCAGGGATAGGTGTTGAAAATGTGTGATTTTTGTAAGAACTATAGTGATAACAGAATATTCGGTACTGATATTCCTATCAAAAAGTGCGCCAATGAAACGGATTTAACAGATGCGCAGATTATGAAGAATACCGGCGATAAAGTGCCAGGTATCATAATTTATAAAGGATGTAAGGCAGCAGGCTACTTTGATATTGTATTTTGTCCGATGTGCGGCAGAAAGTTGGCGGAAGAATGACGTGTTATGATTGTGCTTACCTTGGATTTGATAGAAACGAAGTTGTAGGGATGGCTGAAATGTGCAACCATCCGGGAAAATGGATTCCTGGTGCTGGATTTGCTGACAGTGAACATGAATGTGAATTTTTCAAAAAGAAATCTGGAGTTTCTAAATGGGATTCATATTCCGAAGATGAAAAAGAACAGGCATTGAGGTATTTTCGTGAAAACTATCACAAAAATCCTATTGAAGGTTTAACATGCGAGGGGGCTGAAATGAGTTTCATTGAATATCTAAAAAATGTTGATGCAAACTCATAAGGAAGAGAAGGAGTGTATGAAGCATGATTGTCAATATCAATAACAGCACATACGAGATGAACAGCAAACAGTACAAAGCAGTTCTTGATACGGCGAGCAAAGCGGTTACCTGCGGCATATACGCCATTGAGAAGAACAAGGTAGCAATCATGCTTCGAGAGGAATATAAAAGCAAGGAAGAGCTGAAACAGGCAGTTGGTAATTATACGGCGAAAGGGTTCAAGGTGCATTGGAAATGAAGAAAACACGTTCAAAAATTATAATCAAAACTAGAAAAGGCGGTTACACAAAGATTTATTCCAACGGAAAATGGCAAAAGAGAGTGTATAATATTGATTTCCATGCTGACTGCACGCCATTGAGATACCCATACATAAAAATTTCTTGCGAATTTGATAAGAATAAGACTGATGAAAACGGTTCGGTTATTTACGACCCGGAAAAAGAAGAATTTGCAAAAGAACACGTAGTTGCAAGAATTTAGTGGGGGGCGATATTGTGAAAATATCAGAGATGAATAAATGTATTGAAGAAATGCGAAAATGCTACAATTTTAAAGATGATGAAACAGAAATTAGACTTGTAAATGAGATAAACCATGATGACAAATGTGTTTATATTAGTACAAGAGATGAAAATGGAACAACAATTGAAATGACAAGGTATGTAGATGAATTAGTAAATGTTTAGTTGCTGATTATCAGCGGAAAGGGTGACATATCATGGCTGATTTGAAAATATTTACAGAAAATATAGAACAGGAAGCGTTAAATCAGATATATACGCTTGTAAAACAGCCAGCATTTTCGGATTGTAAGATAAGAATTATGCCAGATGTTCATGCAGGAGCAGGGTGTGTTATAGGGTTTACTGCTGATTTAGGAGAAAAAGTAATACCGAACATTGTTGGAGTTGACATAGGCTGTGGGATGCTTACTACAAACTTGGGGAATATTGATATTGATTTTGAGAGATTAGATAAAATCATTAGAGAATATGTTCCAAGTGGTAGAAAAGTTCATGAAGAAGAAAACACACCTGTCGCAAGTGATATTGTTGAAAAATTGCATTGCAAGGAACAGTTGAAAAATATAGATTGGATAAAAAGAAGTTGCGGCACGTTGGGAGGCGGCAATCATTTTATCGAAGTTGATAACGATAGCAAGAATAATAAATATCTTATTATTCATTCGGGAAGTAGAAATGTCGGAAAGCAAGTTGCAGAAATATATCAGCAAATGGCGATTGACGATATTTCGGGAAAATCAAACTTTAAACAAGATAGCGAGAAATTGATTGCTGAATACAAAAAATGTAAAAGAGAAAGAGAAATCAGCAAGGCTATCAAAGAATTAAAGCAGTCCTACAAAACAAATACAACCAAAATCCCTAGAGAGTTATCATATCTTGTTGGAAAACATAGAGAAATGTATTTGCACGATATGAAATTATGTCAAGAGTTTGCGAAAATTAACAGAAGAACCATTCAGAGCATTATTTGTTACTATATGTGTTGGGAAGTTACAAAAGAAACGGAACGATTTCAAACAATTCACAACTACATTGAATACGATACAAATATTGTTCGTAAAGGTGCTATTTCTGCAAAAATGGGGGAAAAAGTACTAATACCAATAAACATGCGTGACGGCTGCATTTTGGGAATTGGCAAGGGAAATGAAGATTGGAATTATTCAGCACCGCATGGAGCAGGGCGAACAATGAGCAGATCAAAGGCAAAAGAAAGCATTTTGCTAGAAGAGTATCAAAAAGCAATGGATGGAATATTTACAACATCTGTAAATACATCTACGATTGATGAAAGCCCTATGGCATATAAAACAATGGATGAAATAATTGGAAATATAAAAGACACTGTTGAAATAGTTGACATTATAAAACCGATTTACAATTTCAAAGCAAACGAATAAAAACAATTACCGGCTAACAAATAGAGTTAGTCGCTAACCAACAAAAATTATTGGCAGAGGTCTTAAGGCACTTCTGCTTTTTTGCGGAGGTGCTTTTCTTTTGGCAAGTTCAAGCCTAATTTCCACAGTAAATGGATATGAAAATTACATACAGGTGCATGGCGTTGATGAACAGGTCATTGACGCGTACATAGAAGCGGCAGGAGTGGCAATAAATACAGAAAAGGATATTCAGTATGGATTACAACTTACAAGCCGTTCTAAGGGCATTGTAGAGCGTTTTTGCATGGGTAGGACAGGCGGTAGAATACTTGACCTTGAAAAATACAGCCAACAACATGAAGAAAAATACACCCTTGTTGATGACTATTACAAAATTCTTCTGATTGAAGCACATTACCGATTTGAAAGTTTCATGCTATACATGGAAAAGAATAGACCGGTAGAAGAGAGATTTTATCAGCCGAGAATAAATCCATTACGGCAGGTAGCACAGCTTATTCAAGATCTGTACGATGATGCGCTGGACGAAGGAATGGTATTTTGCCCTGGACGAATAGGCAAGACACAAATAGTCAAAATGGGAAATCTGTGGTTTGGTTCTAACAGGCCAGAGCGATCTAATCTGTATTCAGCATATTCAGACAAAATTACTGGTGGTTACTATGACGGTATCATAGAAATGATTACGGACCCGACATACACGTATGCTGAAATATATCCAAATATAGTAGAGAAAAAGTTGGTTACTGACGGAAAAGATTTGACAGTAGACCTTATACGTAAAAAAACATACCCAACATTTACAATGCGAAGCATTTACGGAACATTGAATGGTGCTTGTGACTGTGACGGGCTTGGAGTTTATGATGACTTATTCAGCGGTATTGATGAAGCATTGAGTGAAGACAGGCAAAATACTGTATGGGGAAAATTCGACAACAACTTTATGCCAAGAATTAAGCCTGGAAAGGCTAAATTGTTGGGGATAGGAACACGTTGGGCGAAAAAGGACGTTCAAGGTAGACGTTTAGACCTATTACAAAATGATCCTGAATACAAAGGCATACGGCACAGAGAGGTTATTATTCCTGCCCTAAATGAAAACGGAGAAAGCAATTTTGATTATCCGTATCATTTGGGATATACAACTCTTGATTACAAAAGACGTATGGCATCTTTTGAAAACAATGACGATATGGCATCATGGTTTGCACAGTATCAACAGGAGCCTATTGAAAGAAAGGGTCAGATGTTCAATGTCGATATTATGAATTTCTTTAATCCGGCAGAACTTGAAGGAATAAGACCTGATAGGATATTTGCAGCTAATGACCCTGCTTATGGTGGCGGTGATTTTGTATCAATGCCTATCTGCTATGAGATTGACGGAGAACATTATATTACTGATGTTGTCTACAATGACGGTGATAAGGAAATTACCATACCGGAAGTTACTTCACGAATGGAAAGACATTTAGATAAATTTAATAATAAGACAGCAGAAGTCCATTTTGAGGAAACAAAGACAACATCAGCATACCGCACAGACTGTGAAAAAATATGGGAAAAAGACGGATACCCTATTAACACAAGTCATGATCCGGCAGACAATCAGACTGCAAAAATGGATAGAATCAAAAATCATGCTCCAGACATACGAAAACTTCATTTTGTGGACATGAAATATCAAACAAAAGAGTACAGAAAGTATTTTCAAAATATTTTGTCTGCTACTTTTGAAGGGAAAATGAAGCATGATGACGGGATAGACTCTACGGCACAATTATGTGACATGATTTATGGCAATAAAAGAATAGCAAGAGTTGAAGCAGCGCAAAACCCATTCAGGAGGTATTAATATCTTATGGTAACAAAGGAAGTTTTATCACAATATTCAGACCTGCAAGAAGAGGTGAAAGAAGTAAGATTAAAGATAGAACGGCTTGAAAAAGATATAAGTAAAATCGAAGCCGGAGAAATGGTTATAGATTCTGTTAGCGGCGGCGATGGCGGTAAACAGCATTTTAAGATTGAGGGTATACCTTTTCCAGAGTACAGCAGAAAGAAAACACTTCTTTATGCTAGAAAAGCCACGTTGCAGTTGCTTGAAGATGATTTGCTGGAAAAAACCAATGAGGTTGAAGAATTTATTGCAAGCGTTGATGATAGCAGAATTAGAAGAATAATTAACCTTAGATTTTTAGAAAATCAATCTTGGAATAAGGTTGCCGACCAAATAGGAGGCAATAACACAGAAGACAGCGTGAGAAAAGCGTTTGATAGATTTATGAAAGAGTAAAGTTGTCCGATATGTCCGTTTTTTTTCTGATATAGTTATAATCGAAGAAGTCAACAAATAGTTGAACACTTTACCATCCCCCATTGGAAGAGCATCGAAGAGGAATCTCCGGTGCTTTTTCTTTTTCAAAGAAAAGAGGACTTTATGGTATATACACCAAAAACAATATATTGCCCGCGTTGCGGGAGAAAAGTTGCCACACACGATGGGCGTTCAACAATGCAAATTTCTGTTGAGTGCAGAAAATGCCACAAGAAAGTTGTTTTTTATCCGGAGAATGGAAAAACAGAATTAAAATCTCTTCCAATCCGGTCAACATCCAGTGGGATGACGTTTATTTAGGAGCCAATTATGAATAATAAATCTCTCCAAGATCTTGTTAAAGGCTGTTATGGGCGAAAAATTTTATATACTGATGTTGAAACCATCACAGCAGACAATATTGTCAAGGTGGTGGGAGACTGCATCGGTAATTATTATTACAACAAAACCATCATAGAATACCTATGGCGGTATTACAAAGGAGATCAGACGATTTTATACCGATTAAAGGTACAAAATGCTGATATTACAAACAAAATAGTAGAAAATCATGCGTATGAGATTGTTCAGTTCAAAGTAGGCCAGACATACGGTGAGCCAATTCAGTTTATCAGTCGAAAAGATGACGATGTGATCAATAAGGCAGTGGATGAGTTGAATGACTATCTTGTGGATGCAAATAAACAGGAAAAGGACATTAAAGCTGGTGAATGGCAGTCAGCAACCGGAACATCTTTCAAGGCGGTGAGATTTTCAAATGGAGAAATACCATTTCAAATTGTTGCTCCTACTCCGATGAATACGTGTGTTATTTATAATCGGAGCACGGAAGAACCGGTTCTTGCAGTACAAGAACTTAAGGACGAGGATAGAAGATGGTACAAACTGTGCTATACAGACAGTCATTCATGCAAAATTCAAAATGGAGTAGTTTCTGAATGGAAATTGCACGCATTTGGAAGCATTCCTATTGTTGAGTTTCCAAACAACCACGAAAGAATATCAGACATTGAACTTGTCATAGGTCTTCTAGATGCCATCAACAATATGCAGTCGAACAGAATGGATGGAATTGAGCAGTTTGTTCAGTACTGGGTAAAATTTGTAAACTGTGAGATTGACACAGCGACATTTGAACAAATGAAAATGAGCCATGCTTTGACGGTAAAGTCCAACAACAAGGACAACAAAGCCGATGTTGAAATCATGACGCAGGAACTTAACCAGAGTCAGTGCCAGGTGGCGAAAGATGATCTTTGGGACAATGCTTTATCAATTCTTGCCATACCAAACAAACAGGGAAACACTGGCGGAGATACACAGGGCGCAGTAGAGTTGAGAAATGGATGGGATTTTTCAAAAACCCGTGCAAAGTTAAAAGATCCAATTGTGAAATCAGCAGAAAAAAGGCTTGCAAAAGTTGTCTTAAATGCAATACGAGTTAAAGATCATGATTTGGACTTGTCAGTTAGAGATTTTGATGTGCAAATCAATCATAGCCCACAGGACAATATGTATACAAAGTCGCAAACGCTATATCAGCTATTAGAGTGCGGCATACATCCTCTTATTGCAATTAAAACGGTCGGACTCTGGGGCGATTCGGAAAAAACATTTTTGCAGTCTAAGCCATACATGGGTGCTTTATGGAAAACTATTGATGATGCAGAAGAGCAGGAACAAAAAGCGCAGGAAATTGTAAATCAATTAAATAAACAGCAAAATAAGACAGCTACCGAGTAATCGGCGGCTGTTTTTATTTTATAAAAATTCGCAAAGTTGTGAGCGTAAAAAACAACAGTGTCATTCGGTGTCGTTGCACCGCAAAAATTCGTAAAGACATATCGGAGGTAATCAATGAAAAGAGAAGAGTTAATTGCAATGGGTATCAGTGAGGAAAATGTTGAGAAAATCATTGCTGATTACGGCAGTGCCGTACAGAGAGAACAGGCAAAAGCAGCAGAGCTTAAGGCAAAGGCAGACAGCGCAGATGAGTTGCAGAAAAAGCTGGATGAAATGGAAGCAGGAAACCTCACGGAACTTGAAAAAGCAAACAAGGCGTTAGAGACAGCAAATCAGCAGATTGCAGATATGCAGAAAAAAAATGCCATCAGAGATCAGCGCGAAGCATTGATGGAAAAGTTAAAAATCAATGCAGAGCAGGCAAAAACGGTCGTCAAAGATGATGGAAGCCTTGATTATGACGCTCTTGGAAAGATTACATCCGAAAAGGAAACCGCAGCAGCGCAGGCAAAGGAACAGGAGATTGCGAATAATTCTGAAAATCCGGGCGGCGGTACTGCAGGTGGAGAGAATAAAAAAACGGCAGATGTTGAAAATGCCGAAAGTATCAGCTTTGGCGAACCGGCAAAAAATGCAGAAGCCAAAGACCATTATGTTTTATAGGAGGTAAATTATGGGAAAACCGATTGAAAGAGACTTTACACAGAGTAAAGGAATTTTAAAATTCTTTCCTTATGAGGGTGCGGCGTGCATCGTTCCGCAGACAATGGTGCCAAGTGCCGATGCAAACGGAAAGAAGATTGCAAAGGCAGGGACACCGTTCCCAAGCAATGACGAATCTTGCAAAGGGTATCTTCTGGAAGATGTTGACGTAACAATGGGAGATGCGCCTGGAACTTATGTATATCAGGGTTCTATTGACAACGCAAAGGTAACAGCGAACGGAGTGACCGTGGAAGCAACTGCAAAAGCAGCAACACCGCGTGTCACTTTTTTTGATTAAGAAATGGAGGTATTAGAGAATGGCATTACCATTATCAGAAGCATTTACCGCAAGAAGCCTTGGGGTTATGTGGAATAATTATGAAAAAACGCTTGGTTCTGCGCCTTACTTAGGTAGACAGAAATTTGGAACCAGAAAACAGGACAGCCTTGAGCTTAGATTTATCAAAGGAAAAAACGGTCTTCCAGTATCCTTAAAGGCATCCAATTTTGATGCGCAGGCAGAGTTAAGAGACGTTGGTGGATTTTCGGACATTCAGAACGAGATGCCTTTCTACCGTGAATCTTACATGGTAACAGAGCGTGAAGAGCAGGAGTATGCAAATTACCAGTCGGCAGAAAATTCCAACATGGCAAACCAGGTGCTTAGAGAAATCAGCAAAAAACCGATGATGCTTATTGAGGGGGCAAGAGTGGTGCCGGAACGCCAGATTTGGCAGTTATTAGCACCATCTGATGGTATTCCAAGAGTACAGGTAACAATTGGCGGAAAGAGCTACTATGTGGATTATACTTCGGACAATGGAGTGGCGCACAAGAGAGATCATTACAAGGATATATCCGGAAGCGATACCGATAAATGGTCTGCATCCGAAACAGCAACGCCACTTGATGACCTTATCGAGATTAAACGTGAGTTTGCAAAGAAAACCGGATATTCCCTTGCACGCTTTAGTATGAATACAGAAACATGGGAAATGGTCCTTAAAGCGGAAGATACAAAGAAACAGGTGCTTGGAATTACTGCTTACAATGGCGGCATTCGCTTACAGCAGGGGCAGGTTACAGAGTATCTTAGAGGATACGGCATCGAGATTGAAGTTTACGACAAACTTTACATCGACCCTGCAGACGGTGCCACCAAATATTTTATTCCTACAGGAGTTATTTCAGCGCAGGCATCCGGCGTGTACCTTGGAGATTATGTCTTTGGAAAGACACCGGAAGAGAGAAGCGGAAGTTTGACAGACGGAAACCTTTCTATTGTAGAAACCGGTATTTCGGTATATACATACGCAACAAATCATCCGATCAACACTCATTGCGTTGTGTCAATGATCGGATTGCCTACTTTTGAGGGCATGGACAGCGTTGTTGTCATGAAAGTTGCGTAGGAGGTGCGGTATGATTGCTGAATACACGGTAAAACGCAATGGAAGATGGTATAAATCAGGAGATGAAATCCCGGACATTGTTTCGGGAGAGAAATCTTCCGGCGGGTACACCAAGACAGAGATTAACAGAATGAGCACTGCTGATTTACAGGCATTTGCCACAGAACAAGGTATAGACAACGCAGAAGAACTTACAGGAGCAGAATTAAAGAAGCTGTTAATTGAGAAATTAGGATTATAGGAGATAGTTATGGAATTAAAAGACACCGTGGAAATGATGAACAGCACGGACTACAAAGAAAGATTTAAAGCAGAGTATCAGCAAGTAGTTATTCGCTATAAGAAACTAAAAAATATGCTTGATAAGTGGGATAACGATAAACTTACCTTTACTCCAACTTGCCCTAGAAGTACATATAATATGCAGATTAAAGCAATGACAGATTATATTGCAGTTCTTGAAGCAAGAGCAGTAATGGAAAATGTAGAGCTTTAGAAAGGATTTTAGCTATGGCAGAATACGCCACATTAGAACAAGTCAAAATCAGACTGAAACAATTTCATATTGAAACCGTTACGGATGAAGATGGTGTTACTTCTGATGTTGTCGTGTTCGACCAGAAAGAAGATAATCCTTACATTGAACAGCTTATCAAGCAGGCAAGAAATGAAGTGGTAAGCAAGCGGAATTACCCGGAAAGCTACACGGATGAAAAAATATCCGAAGACTTGAAACAGTTTGAGGATGTAATCGTCAATTTATCCGTGTACGACCATTCACAGGCAGGAGAAGCCTATATGGCAAGTTATTTAGAAAACGGCATAAGCCGTAGCTGGAAAGACAGGGACAGCTTGTTTGTGGGAGTATTTCCGTTTATAAAATCATTATAACCCATCGATTTCGAGGAGTTTAGAAGATTGTGCGTTACGCTTTGTTAGTATCGACAAAACGTAGCAGGCGGCACACATTGAGCGGTGGTGGGCGGTGTGCCATAAAAAATGAAAGGCGGTATATGATTTGACGATTGAGATATCAACAGCAATCATTATAAGCGTGCTGTCGCTTGGTTTTTCCGTCTTTATGGGCTTGAAGAGCAATAAAAGAACAGACAACACGGAACTTGAAGAGCGCGTGAGGGAGAACACACGCATTAACATGAAGTTGGATGCCATTTCAAACAACACGACCGAGATCAAAAATGAAGTTTCCGAGATGCGAAAAGAAATCAATTCTCATGACAACAGGATCATAAAGGTGGAGGAAAGTGTGAAATCGGCTCATCACAGAATTGACGGAATAGAAACCCGTCTTAATGATGAAAAGGAGGTTTAATCATGGATATTATACAGGCGGTAATTGCTAACATGACAATTATTCTGGCGATTATTGGTGCGCTGGCATTTGTTGTGTCTGTGGTAACACAGGTAATCAAAGGTGTAGGCGTATTTTCTAAGGTTCCGACGGACATCTTGGTATTTGTTCTTTCCATCGGTATCACGGTCGCTGCGTTTGTGGCATACATGCAGTACATACAGACAACAATTTTATGGTATATGATCTTGGCGGCTATTATTGCAGGATTTATTGTTGCGTTTGTCGCAATGTATGGATGGGAAAAGCTTTCTGAGCTGTGGAAGCGGTTCGGCAAGGATGTGAAGTGAAATGCTTGAAATTAACAAGCAAAAAATGAATTATTCGCTACAGAGCGGAAAGGTTCCGGTGTATGTGACGGACGAGGATGGAAACATCGAATATTCGTCATATACCGACTCTGATGGAAATGTAATTTATTACCTTGATGAGGATGGAAACAAAATACCGAAAACAACCGGAGAGTATACAACAGGTTATGAAAAGCCTGTGGTTTTTTATTCTTCAATCAGCAATAAGTTGAGTGAAGCACTTATAAAAGAGTTTGGCGTTGACAATTCAACAAACTTTGTTCAGATTGTCGAGGACAAAGGGAAACTTCCATTGAGCGTCGGCTCTTTGGTATGGAAACGGTCAGATGTAAGGTACAAAGATGAAGAGAATACAATCGTTGACGAAAATTCGGCTGATTACATCGTAAAAGGTGTCGCAGACGAGGGATTGACGGTTGATTTGTTCTTATTGCAAAAAAATGTGAAGTAGGTGCGGCATGGGGAAGAAAGTAATCACAATGAGCCTGTCTGAAAAGTCTATTCAGAACGCCATACGAGAGCTTAGAGCCTATCAAAACAGATTGACATACAAATGTCAGCTATTGGCAGAAAAACTCGCGGAAAAGGGCGTAGAGATTGCCAGAGTGCAAATTGCTGACCTTGACGCAATATTTACATCGGAACTGATTTCAAGTGTTCATGCGGAATATGAAGGAAGCACTAAGGGCGGCGGTATATGGGCGGTAATAGCCGGTACAGACCATGCCGCATTTGTTGAGTTTGGAACCGGAATTGTGGGACAGCAAAGTCCTTATCCTGGGAAACTGCCAGAGGGTGTTTCGTGGCAGTACGCAAGTGGAAAAACTATCCATCAGATTTCAGATGGAAGATATGGATGGTTTTATCAGGACGACAATGGCGATTGGTGGTTTACAGAGGGAATGCCAAGCCGACCATTCATGTATCTGACCGCAAATGAGTTGCGTCAGATTGTTACACAGACAGCGAAGGAGGTGTTTGGATAATGGCAGGCAACCAGTGGGTATTTGACCTTGAAACAAACATTTTTTCCAATGTGGTAACGATTGCCAAACCAAAACTCCAGAAGAAATACAAAAGCATGAATTTTGAAACTGCATTTACAACGGTTGAAAAGAACCTTGATAAAGACCCTGTTTTCCCGACTATTTACATCCATGAGATGCCGGGGCTTGAACGTGGGGCAGATTTAGAGGGCACATCCGTAAATGCGGTGCAGGAAACAATACAGGTTGACGTCATTACAAACACAAAGCAGAGCGATGCAAAAGGGATTATGGCTATTTTAGCTGATGCCTTTAAGCAGATGCGATTTCAAATCACAGCAATGCCGGAGTTTAAAAACGACAGCGAGAAAAAATTTAGAAGCGTTGCAAGGTTCCGGCGGATAATCGGAGCCAACGACAGATTGATGTAAAAGAGCCGAAAGGCTCTATTTTTTATGCACCGGGTGCATAAAGATGTGCCCGATAACCGCATTATTTAGCGGTAGAAAGAGAGGTAAAAATGGCAGCAGCAGGATTGTCTACGTTAGGAATTACGTTTGGCTATGGCACAGAAGCGACAGCCGGAACAAAGCCTACATCATTTAAACAACTCACAAGAATTAACTCGATTGGCGGTATTAACATTGAGCCGGAACAGATCGACGCATCCGCTTTAGAGGATGCAATTACCAGATATGTAAAGGGGCGCGCAGATACAGGCGGTTCATTCCCTATCACGGTAAACCTTACAGACGCCACAAAAGAAGAGTGGGAAGCACTTATCACGGCGTACAAAGCGCTTACCGATGGGAAAAGAATGTGGTTTGAAACCATTATTCCAGGATTTGCAGATGCGTTTTTTGTTGTTGCGCAGCCACCGGAGCAGATACCGCAGCCGGAGATTGGTCAGAATGAGCTTTTGACGGTTGAAATGAACCTTACCATTGAGGAATACAAGGGAATGGACACGGCCGTGGCGTTTACACCGGGGGAATAACACGTCAGTCGAATAGTTCGGTTGAATCGGCTGACGATAATCAGACAACCGAATCGGAACTTGAGGAAACAGTGTAAAAGAATAGGGCGGTCTTCGGACTGCCCTTTCCCTATAAAAAGGGAGAAAGGGAAAGAATATGACAAAATTAAAATTTGGAGAGAAAGAATTACAGATTAAGTTTGGATATGAAGCAACCGTGAAAAGCGGAATTATCAAGAAAGTAGCAAAATTAAACCAGATGGAAGATATGGAAGCGGTTGACGAAATCCTTTTATTTCTGCCAGAGTTAATTCTTGTTGGAGCGCAGAAGTTCCATAAAGAAGAGCTTGGCTATAACCCGGACAATGAAGAAGAAAAGGAACAGCAGCTTGGAAAAGTATATGCCATGCTGGATGATTACTTTGACGGAGAAGATGCAGATGTTCAGGAACTTTACAATGCACTTTTAACAGAGTTACTTGAAAACGGTTTTTTATCAAAACTGCTCAAAGCAGAGCAGAAAGAAGCGGAGAAGAAAACTCCGAGGAAAAAGTAGAAGAACAGAGAGAACTTACATGGGGAACATATTGCACGGAAATCCGCCCATTCTGGCTTTTAGTTACAAAGGGGTACGGATTTACTGTGCATGACATAGACACGTCTTGTCCGGCTGATTTAAAGCCATATGCAGACGTTTACAACTTAGAGAAGAAGCAAAAAGACAATGATATGTGGATGTGGTTTGGAACATATGGATTGTCAGCGGTATCGGTGGCAGTAGAACATTGTCTTGCTGGTAAAAAAGCTAAATCAAAGTATGTAGACAAGCCTATCACAGAGCATAGTTTGTTAAACGATTCTGAAATGACAGAAGAGGAAATTCAGAAACAAAGAGAATTATTTGTGGCAAAACTCAAAATTAAGCAATCAAATTATGAGTTGAGCCACCCAAAGAAAGAAGAGGTGCCACATGAAAATTAAAGGTATTGATGTTTCCGGTTACAATGGAAATATTAACTGGTCAAAAGTAGCAGAGAACGGCGTTGAATTTGCCATTTTGAAAGTAATCCGAAAAGATTTGCAGCCGGACAAGTATTTTGAAGCAAACTGGACAGGAGCAACAGAAGCTGGCGTTCCAGTGCAGGGTGTATACAATTACAGCTATGCAACCAATGCAGAAAAGGCGCGGACCGATGCGCAAAGAGTAATCGAAGTTCTCGCCGGAAGAAATGTGATGGTATGGCTGGATGTAGAGGATAAGTGCCAGCAGAATATTGGCGATAAGATTGTCTCTATTATCAATGAATATCAGAAGATCATTGAAGCCGCAGGGTGCAAATTTGGTGTATACACGGGTCTGTCTTTTTACAACAGCTATATCAAGCCATATCTTGAGCATATTGATTGCCCGTTTTGGGTTGCAAGATACCCGTCCAGTACGCCTATGATGATTACGGCGGACGCACCGGAAGACAAGAAGCCTGATATTCTTCATGAACTTTACGGATGGCAGTACAGTTCAAAGGGATTTGTAGCCGGTGTTTCCGGATGCGTCGATCTGAATGAACTGTATGTAGCGGTAGACACGGTAAATGTTATGCCGGAGCCAGAGAACACGCTTCATAAGGTTGGAGAGGAAATCACGGTTTCTTCTTACTACAAATCTTCCACGGCTGGTATTGGAGATGCGATCATCAAGTATGCTTCCGGAACGATTACACGAATCAAAGCGGGTACGCACAATCCATATTGCTTTTCAAAAAATGGAGTTGCAGTAGGTTGGTGCAACGATGGAGATATTCGATCAACGGATGCTTCTGTGCAGTCTACAGATAAAAAGATAACGTATACGGTACGACGCGGAGATACGCTTTCAAAGATCGCAAAAGAAAACAATGTAACGGTTGCAAAATTGCAGAAAGATAACGGGATCAAGAACCCAAACAAAATTTATGTAGGGCAGAAAATTTTGATTCAGTAAAAAATCAAGGACGGTAAGGTGTCACAGCCTACCGTCTTTTTATTATGCGTAGAAAGTTGGTGCGGTCATGGCAGATATTGATGAATTACAGATAAAAATTAAGGCTGATTCTGCAAAAGCGAGTGATTCAATTGATAAACTTGCATCAAGTTTGGATAGTCTTGGGAAAAGTCTATCATTTGATACCAGTAAACTTTCAAACATAGCATCTGGAATTAGAAGCATGTCTGACGCGGCAACAGGGTTTAAAGGCGCAAAATCAAAAGAAATTACATCACTTGCCACAGCATTAAGCAAATTCTCAAATTTAGACACATCATCTTTCTATGGTATATCTGCGGCAATGAAAAATCTTGCGGCAGGAATGAAAGATACAAAAACGATTGATGCAAGTGGAATTATGAATACGGCGGCGGCACTGTCTAAAATGGGCGGAACGTTAGCTACTGTAGGAACAAGCAATCTAGTTAAAATTAAGGATGACCTTGCTTACTTTGTCAAAGGAATGAACAGCGTAGGGGCACTTAACTTTGATACAACAGGTTTGTCGAATCTAATTACAAGCATTAGCAAACTTGGATTGGCGAATTCTACACAGGCAACAGCCAATTTGCCGCAAATATCAGCGCAACTACAGAATTTTGTGCGCCAGATGAATAAAATCGGCGAACTGAAATTTGATATGACAAACATGAGTAGCCTTGTGACGTCCATATCAAGGTTAGGAAGCGTTGCGAGCGGCAGGGCAGTAAACAACATACCTTTGCTTGCAGATAACCTTAAATACCTGTTTGAGACTCTTTCAAAAGCGCCTAACGTAAGCGCAAACATCATCCGGATGACAGAAGCGCTTGCAAATTTGGCAAAAACAGGCGCATCATCAGGTAGAGCAGCAACATCACTCGGAAAAAGTTTGAACATTTTTAGTGGATCTGCGAACAAGGCGAAGAGTAGCAGCTTTAGCCTTGCTGCAGCGTTGGGAAAGCTGTACGCATCATACTGGCTGTTGTTTCGTGCTTTTTCAAAGATCAAGGATGCTATCGACATATCATCTTCTTTGACAGAGGTTGAGAACGTTGTACGTACCACGTTCGGCAATTATGAGAAGCTGATACAGGACTTTTCAAAAACATCCATACAGGATTTTGGCATGTCAGAGTTGACCGCTAAACAGGTGGCAAGCCGATTCCAAGCTATGGGTACAGCCATGGGATTTTCACAAGGAAAGATGGCTGACATGTCGCTACAGCTTACAAAGCTGACTGCAGATATGGCTTCTTTCTACGATATGGAACAGTCTGATGTTGCAAGGAACCTGCAGGCAGTATTTACCGGGGAGACAGAGCCTTTAAGAAAATACGGTCTTGACCTCACACATGCTACTCTTAAAGAGTGGGCTATGAAACAAGGACTAGATGCCGACATTTCGTCTATGACGCAGGCAGAAAAGACCATGCTCCGGTATCAGTATGTTATGGCTAATACAGCCGCGGCGCAAGGAGACTTTGCGAGAACATCAGACACATGGGCAAACCAGGTAAGAATCCTTAAGCAGTCATTTGAACAGCTTGCGGCTATTATCGGTGGCGCACTGATTAACGCTTTTAAACCGTTTGTGCGAACTCTTAATGCAGTCATGCAGAAAGTTATTGCTTTTGCAACGACAGTAACCAATGCGTTAGGATCAATCTTCGGATGGAAATTTGAGATTTCTGCCGGTGGTTTGGCAGATGATTGGTCTGATGCAGCAGGGAGCGCGGCTGATATAGCAGACAGCACTGGACAGGCAGCGAAGAACGTTGAAAAGATGAATAAGGGCTTAAGAGCCTTTGACGAATTGAATCTGATTACCACTCCGGATAATTCAAGCGGATCTGGTTCTGGTGGTTCCGGCGGTGGTGGTGCATCCGGCGGTGGTGCGTCCGGTGGGCTGGTACAGGTAGATACCATTTTCAAGGACTATGAAAGTCAGATCAGAAGTTTGCGGGAACTTGGGGCATATATCAGCGATGCGCTATCAGATGCCATGGAATCCATTGACTGGGATAGAATTTATTCCAAGGCTAGAAATTTTGGAAAAGGGCTGGCAGATTTCCTTAATGGGCTTATTACACCAAGATTGTTCGGAGATGTCGGCATGACGATTGCAAGTGCGCTGAACACAGCAATTTATACAGCATTGTCATTTGGAGAAGAATTTGACTGGACAAATCTGGGAGATTCCATTGCCGCAGGAGTGAATCGCTTCTTTGAAACGTTTGATTTTTCGGCACTTGGTAGAACGATCAATACATGGGTTCACGGAATATATGACACTATTACAACAGCAATTGGAAATATCAAGTGGTCAGAAGTATGGGATGGTGTAACGGATTTTTTGAGTGAAATTGATCTTGAGACAATATCTCTTATTATTGGAGCATTTGCACTTAAGTATGCAGGGAAATTTCTTACAGGTAAAATTCTTAAGGAAACGATAGGAAAACTGATTAGTGAGAAGTTTGTGGCGGCGTTTGGACAAGAGTCAGTAAAGTCAATTCTTTCTTATATAGTCCCAATTTCACTTTCCGTTGCAGTTGGGGCGTTAACTTTTACTATTGGAAAAGACAGTATAAAAAAAGATGCAGAAAATCTAGTAAAAGCATATAAGGATGGTGGATTTTTACAATATTTGCAAGAAAGCTTAAAGCAGCTTATAAATCCGTTTGAGTGGATAAATGCATATGGTGGGGGCATTTTGAGTCAAAAAGGAATACTTGATCGTTATTCAGACGGAGTTGACTTAAACATTAAGATGCCGAAAAAAGAAGATTATGCATCTTTAGATGAATACCAAAAGGCACTAAACGATTTTAACAATAATGTACCAGACAGCCTAAAAGTTCCAAGTAGCTTTGATTTAAAAGCATGGATAGATGAGTGGAAACAAATAAATGGTTTAGATAATGTGGACTTAAGAGCAGAAGTTGTTCTTCCAAACTTGAGAGAAAAAATATCTGGGTTTAAAGACGACGTAAAAGAATGGTGGGGATTAGATGTTGAACTACCCGTTCGCAATAAATTAACAACAACTTTAGAGGATGTTTCTTCATGGTGGGAAGATGTAAAGGAATATTGGGGAGAAAAAAAGCTCTCAATACAGACAGAAATAGGAGAAATAAAAGGTAAAATAGAAGAAAAGTGGAATGAAGCATCTGAATACATTCAAGAAAATATTTTGCCTTGGTTTACTAAAGATCATTGGCTTGAAATAGGAAACGGAATAAAAGAAGGTCTTTCGACTAAATGGGAGGAATTCTCTACATGGTGGAGTGACACAGGTATAGCCGTTTGGTGGAACGAGAAAGTTTCTCCATGGTTTACAGTAAATACATGGAAAAATCTTGGAGAAAGCATAAGAAAAGGTCTATCTAAAAAGTGGGAGGAATTTACTGGATGGTGGGAAAACACAGGATTCTATAAGTGGTGGAATCAAGATGTTGCTCCAAAGTTTACAACAGACAAGTGGACATTTAGTGGTATTTCAGATGGATTGAAAAATGCATGGAATAATGCTATAGCTGCTGTAAAGCACATATGGAACGGATTTGCAAACTGGATGAACTCAAAGCTTTCTTTTTCGTGGGATGCGGTAAACATTGCTGGAAAGCAGATTGTTGGAGCCGGAAGTATAAATCTCGGGAAAATTCCTACTTTTGCCGCCGGAGGATTCCCAAGCCAGTACAGTATGTTTATGGCGGGAGAAAATGGACGGGCAGAAATGCTGGGGACTGTTGGAGGGAAAACAGCGGTTGCCGGTGGACAGGAAATTACAGGTATTCGAGATGCAGTGTACAGTACGGCGCAACAGGAAATGGAATTGCTAAGACAGCAAAATCAGTTGCTTCAAGGAATTTTGGAAAAAGAATTTGGGATTACATCCGAGCAGATCGGAAAAAGCGCTCGCAATTATGCAAAAGATTACTTTAACAGAACTGGAAGAGAAGCATATATTTTCTAATGACAAATACCGCCACTTGTGGTAGAATCATTTTATTACAAGTGGCGGGAGGGTAACACATGGCGTTGATTAAATGTCCTGAATGTGGAAAAGAAATTTCAGACAAAGCAGAAATGTGTATCAATTGCGGATTTCCGTTGAAACAACACGAAAACAATGAAATGTCTGCGGGGAAAAGTGAATTTTATAAATCATACGAACAAGAAAACGAAAATGATAGAGGGTGGGAACGCCCAAAAGAGCCAGAGATTACAGGTGTTGGAAAATTATTCTTAAGAAATTCTGTTGAAAGATCTCAAAACACGGGATTTAATGGTATATATAAATATACTTTATTCGGAGAAAAAAAAGAGGTTTACTGTCCAAGATGTGGGAGCGAAAATTGTTCTCATTATACGGAGCAGAAATTTGTACCAGGCAAAACAAAGACAAGATACACTGCAAATCTAAATCCATTTAAACCGTTTACTTTAGTAAATAAAAAGGAAAAGATTTTGAGAAAAGATCAAACACTGTCT